ATACTGTTTTTATTGAAGTTAGTGGGCGTGGCGAGTCCTTCACGGAGTAGTTGCTCCATGATGGTATTGCCTTCTTCATCGACGTAATTGCCCAGCACCCTGCCGTGATGGTCTTTTTTGCCCGAATCCCTCTCGACGTATTTACCAGAAAGTAATAATTCTCTAGTACGTTGCTGTGCCTCAATAGATAAAGGTTCCGCTGACCCTGCATCTTTTCCTGACGTATTAATCTCAGCCGTATCGCCCCCTTCAAAGCGAACACGATGCGTAGCAGAACGGGTAGTATCGCCGTCATAAACCTCACCAAACGGAGAGTCAGTCGCTAGACCTGTACTACCATTTTCTAGATCTGCCGCTGTCCCTTGTATTTCTAAAAAATCAAGAGATGCTGCAGTTTGATTCTCACGCTCAGTCGCTGCAACGCGGTCTAACCCTTGTAAATACGCAACATATTTAGACATTCTTTAATCTCTATTGATTCAGGTCTTGCTTCTTTTTAAGGTGTTTATGCGCATCTGCAGTAGCTTGTGCTTTAGTAATATACGGGAACTGCTTCATTAGCAACTTGACCATATCATCAACAGATTCGTACCCATTCACGCCTCCCCCAGTAACGTAGATACCCGTATCTGGCGCAGCGGCTTTAACAAGTCGACCAAAATCACCAACATGATTAGAACCTGTTGTCCCACCCATACCCCACACTCCATCAGTGCCTGGTCCACTTTTAGCAACTTCCTGTGCAAGATGCTGGGCTAATATAGAAAGTAAGTGAGTCTGGCCCGCACTAATAGGCTGTCCCTTAACTAAATTCAATTTATAGATTTGATCAATCTGAGTTTTATTTACAGTCATCATGTGATTCATGTACTTATCAAACTCATCTCGTGGCATAAATTGGCCCACTTCTTTCCCGTCAACTACGATCCCTGCAGCACCTAATCCTTTGGTAATTGCTCCACCCATAGCGCCTTCGTTATGAGTTTCAACGGCGGCTTCATCCGCAGCGGTTGCTGCTCTCGATGCACTAGTTGTCGCCGCGCTATCACCTAGAGGGGTATAAATACTTTTAGATGGATTGTCAGGGTCAACGCTTACTTGATGCACTACGCCATCAAATGTCACTGTTGAAGTTTTTATCGAAGGAACTTCCACAGGGTTTGCACGCCCTGTTAATTGATAACGCACCATGTCCTTATTGGTTATAGTAAAACCTGCCTCTTTAAGAATAAGCATATCCACAGCTCGGCTTGCCAACGTACCAGCGCTAACAGTCGAACCTCCCTTCACTGTACTTCCAACAACTCGTTCTTGAGCAGCGGCCACTTGTTCAGTAGTAATTTCTGTAGAGGCTAGTTGCGATGTAGCTTCTACCTCAGCCTCTGAAGCTAATTGTTTTTTACTCTTATCCGTTTTGCCCTCAAGGGTAGCTTCTTCAGTTTTTTGGTCTCTCAGTTTTTGTCGTTCGTCATTAATCTTTATAAGTTTCTGCTGATCCAAATAGGCTTGTGTTTGCGCTTGTTGGTCTGATGAACCAGGATCAGTATTATCCCAATCTGCCTTAGATGCCACCCCATTATATCCCGCAGAAATATCTTGACCTAGAGCAACTGTACTGTTCACAGCCTGCCCACCATAACGCTTCAGACCACTCCATATATCTCCAGCTAATCCACCAACAGCTGTAGATGCTGTATCTGCTACTTCACCAATAGCTTCTCCCGTAGTAAGTGGATCTTCCGCCAACTGATCTATAAAACCATCTACACCTTGCCCTTGGTTACTTCCATACATTTCACTAACATAGGCTTGAGCCTCTTCGGGAGTCATGTCGAGTTCATCAACTAACGCTTGAGTTACACCCATCATGCTCTTAGGGTAATTATTAGCTACCAAACTAGGGTTCTTAAAAATATTATAAACCAATCTATTCGCAGCTATTTCTTGCGCATCGGGGTCTCTATTATAAGCACGCCCGCCTGTCTTTGCCCCTGTGTAAAGAGGACCAGGGCGATTGCTTCCAAATCTAACTGCTGGGTCTACTGCTGGGTCATTAATATCAGCGCTTAGGTTCTCTCCCAAGCCTTGAGTTAAAGTCGGATCTGTTTGTGTTTGCTGTTGCTGCTGCCCAGACAAAGCAGTAGTAGTTTGTCCTAGTTGTTGAGCATTCAAAGAGTCAGCTTCTTGGGCTGCCATAGCTTGATTTGTCGCCGAATCAATGACCATTGAAGTGTTAGCTCCATAATCAGCCTGACCTGCACGCTCTATAAAGGCTACAATCTGTTCCGCTGTAAACGCATCTGCGCCCTCACCACCAAGCATCTGCCCAATGTCCGTCTTCTGCCCATTTGCATCTTCCATCATCGGTACAAATACTTTTGTACTTTTGCCATCGCGACCCGGCCCTGCAATCTCTTCAAACCCTGCAAATGTAGTCCCTTCAGGTAGAAAGCCTTGACCCTCCAATATATCGGCAATTAAATCCTCGACTACAGGCATCTGAGCAGGATCATTCAGTGCTTGTTGTGCCCCCTCACGACTTGCTCTAAGTACAAGGTTTTCAGCCTGCTTACCCGTAATCTTCTTTTTCTTAATGTCTAGGTCAACATCACTAGCTTCTATCGACTGCTCTTGTATCAATAATGCGTTGTCTCTACCTTTCTGACCATCCTCATAAATTCGTTTATCCTCTACGACTTTTGCTTTTGCACGCTCAGCCGCATCTTGGTTCAAGCGCAGTTGTTCGTCGGCCCTGATATTGCCTAGTGCTTGCTGCTGAAGCTGATCTGCGTATTTATCATCTGCCACTTGATCCCGTTCTGCCTGACGGCGCCGATCTTTGAGCCCCATGTACATTGCCCAGACATTATCTAAAGTAGCCATAGTTATTCTTTCCTGTTATCCCATTATCATCATAGAAGCTAGGCTAGTCGCCGTGCCTAAATTACTTGCAAATGCGTTAGCACTGCGTTTCTTATTACCTGAGATACGAGTTGCTTCAAGCCCCGCAGCATGACGGAGCGCATCAGAGCCTGTCTGATTAAGATCGTTGTACATGTTGAGCGAATCACCAAGTACTCGGGTATTACGCTCGTCTTGATCCAATACCGCAGAGTTCTTTGCATGATCTGTAAACTGCCGAGTAGTTATATCGCCCAATCGTTTTGATTGTTTCGCTGCCTGACCAGATAACGATACGCCTGCTCGACTTCGACTCCGATCATTGACACCTTTTGCCGCCTTAGCCGCCATCTGAGAATTAAAATCAGCACGATCAATCAAGGTGCGGTCTGTTAAAGCACTCGCAGCGTAATCATCCAGTTGCTGTTGAAAGTTCGCTTTATAGCTTGCTTGATCCGCTTCTTGGCTCTTTCTTAATGCTTCTTCTGCACTAGCCATTACCAACTCCCTAACTTAGTAAACAAAGATGCACCAGGCATATTATTTCGTTTATCTCTCAATCTTAACGATTTACGGACTCCCGACTCATCAGGAAGAGACCCGTCATGGTTAAACGGAGAACCTGTGCCACTTAGCGCTTTTCTTGATCTTTGATAATTAGAATCAGCAGCATCAAACTTATCAAGGTTCTTTAGTCCGTATGCAGTAGCAACCCCTGTCGCTGCATCCAGTATCGCGTTCTGCCTTGTCATAGATGCATTGGCTTCGGCGGCAGCAACACCAGAAGCAGCCGCTGCCCCTGATTTAAGACTTGCCACCGCATTGACGTTCTTCTTATTGCCGAGTTCTCCGTAGTTAGACTTCATTGAATCTTGACGACTTAAAGCGACATTACTTGCGTTGTTGGTTGCTTGTGATAACTGCGCCCCATAACCTGTAGAACCAAAACCGCCACCTTGCCCTGACGCAAGTTGCTGACCTGTGCGATCCATACCAGCGGCTTGGGCCACATCAGCTGCAGCCATTCCCCCTAAACGAGAAGAGTCATCACGATTCATTTTCTTCTGGAAATCAGCAAGCAAGGGCGCTGATTTAGTCCGAGCGCGTTGAGTCTGTTCCTGACCTAGCTTGATCTGATCGCGTTCTTGCTGAGTTTGCTGTTGCTGCGGTGCGCTAGCCATGTTGTAAATCCTTATAGAAAACGCGGGTTTCCCCGTTAAAGCCTGTTATCTTGCGATACTTCTCCCAGCCTTTTCGATTGCTACTAAACACAATCTGGTCAAAGCCTTTAGCCGCAGCAAACAAGGGTAAAGATTGATAAAGCCTCATAAGCCCACTGCTCTGTTGAGACAGATACGCATAGTCGACATGGAGTACCGCTTTTTCAGAATAACAATCCGTGTATTCCTGCATGACAATAAACCCAAAAAGATCATCGCCCTCTTCAGAAATAATGTCGTACAAATAGACCTTGCCGTTGTAAATTGCACGCATGACATCTTCTGTCATACAGTCACTACCGCCCTTATCTATGGCGTCAGAAATACCACTTGCGTAATAAGTATGTTTGTCACGAACTCGATAAGGGGTGATCGGGTCGAAGTGAAACACTACAGGCCTCCATAACTCACTGTGCGTACTGCGCGTCCGTTGTTGTTTTCCGCACGGCCTCGCATCTCTATAATAGCGGATTGAAAAATAGCGCCGTGATATGCCGCTAACGAACTATCCGCCCAAGGCATGCCCGGCATTGCATATAAACGAGCTAATGCCCCATCAATTAAATGTTCGTGGATATGAGTCTCAACATCACGGTCAACCCCTGACGAGTTTGGAGTCGTAGAAAGTACGACCTTCAATAGCATTGGAGATGCAAGTCTAGGAATGGGTGTTAAACGCAGAGCCTTTCCAAAATTAATCAGCGAACAAAAAGTCTCTGTTGGGTTTGGTGCTTTCTGATCATCACTAATTTGAGTAATGTCTTTAGTAGCAATAGTTACGGACTTGATTTGAGTAACCCGCAAGTCATTCTTTGGAATATCAAGCTCAACAATGGGTTCGCCAATCTCTGTAGTGTGCTCGTCTAAATCCACACGCCAAACTAATGATTTAGTCAGGAACTCTTCACAAGAGCGTCGAAGCGCTCGAATAATAATAAGATCGGTGCAATCAGGCACTAAAGGTAATATTTCAGGAATAATACTTTCAAATGTAACTGTAGCCATCTAAATTTCCTTCGCTTGCGCATCGCCAATGACCGATACACCCATCTGTTTAGTGAATGATTCGTAATAGGCCGCAGCCTTAGCTTCATCAGATACGTCTGAATCCTTCAAAAACGCCCTGTGAAGGACAAAGGACAGTAAAGGGTTGCCGTAGGTCGAATCTATATCAATCGACGCGTCAGCAGCGTAACTGGGCGGATCAACAGTAAATACAGCATCTAATTGCCCACTGCCATTGTTAGGCGGGTAGCATAGAAAGTTTCTGCCATCCAAACGCTCCAAAATCACATACTTAACAGTGGGTACTTGAGGCTTTGCATACCAGTTAGGTTCTTGTGAATCTAAATCTTTTTGATTTGCTAAACGCACAACAGGGCCAGCTTGATTCGAGATCACACGATGTAAGTGACGCTTGCCAGCAGGGATCGTTTGATAGACCCCAGCAACCAGCGGCATAGTCGCTCTTGCCGTAAACAAAAGCGGCTTCATGGTGGCTATCTCTAACACACCATCATTAACTGCATTCAACAACTCAGCTTGAGGCCATCTTACTGCCGTCTCATCCAGTAGGAGAGTCGAAGCTCGGCTCAAAATTGATGAGATAGCAATAGTCATTTAAGTTAAACCTCTTGGAATGTGTTCCATGCAACGTCGCGGTCTGCGGCGCTGATGTCGTAGCCTAATACTTTCTCAATCGCTTTTACTTTTGGCGTGCCATCACGACCAAAATTATCAGGATTGCCTTCTTCTACCACTTGCGCTAACGCATCAAGCGTAGGATTGGTTTCAGGTGCTTTCTTAACTTTAGTCGCTTTCTTTGCGCCAACTCTGGTACACCCTTGTGCCAATGCTGACACAACAAGTGATTCGCGAACGTCCATTTCAACGCCTGCTTCCATACGGATTGCAACGCCATTTAAAGCAACCATTTGTAAAATTGGGGAAACTAACTTCATGAGTGGGTAACTCCTAGATAAAAAATGGCTCCCCCTCGAAAGAGGGAGCCTCACACTTAAAGTGCAGTGTCGACAGTAATGACGCCGAAGTCTTCCAACAATGATGGATTAGCAGGATTGCCTTTGAACTGTGGCTTTAAGAAGCCAAAGATCTTTCCGCAAGCAATGCCAGGTTGGTTATTGTAGTCGAAGTAATCTTCGTCCCAATAAGCCGCACCTAAATCCGCCATGCCTAGTGCCTGAGCACCACATAGCAACATACGTTGGCCTTCATCGTTGCCTGATGTTCCCATCTTATTGGTAGCAGTTGCACCACGGGTATCAAACACATGACGGAACTCATGGATAATCATGCCGTCAACCATTACTGAGTTGGTGCCTTTGAATAGACTATTCTTATCACCACGAACACCAGCATGGCGCACGTTGGCAATAAAATCAGCGTCTAGCTTTAACTGAGCCATACCCTGTGGAGTCATAAACAAATGATAGACCTCATCACCCCCTGTACCCTTAATGCCACGAATATAGTTATCCTTAGCATGAGCCTTCAAGTTTACGATGTCCTTATAGGTCGTCGCAGTAAGTACGCCATCAGCAGCAGCAAAGCCAGTGCCAGCGGTTACGCCTGAAGATTTTAAGTGAACACAGCGGTTCGCCGACGGCGCTACGTTAGCAGCTGGAGCGAATTCCAAAGTGCTAAGTACGTTAGACGCTCGAGTTGAGCCGTTGGTATTCAAAGTGTATGGCAATGAGCTCATGCTCAAGAATGCCATTTGGTCAAGACGATCACCCATCCAATAACCTAACTTATCGCGTGATTGCTCACGGAAGTTAACAATGGATTTCTGATCAGCCATACGACCTTGTAAGCGGTTAGCATGACGCAACTGATCAATCTGGATCACTGTGTCATACGCTTTCATGGCCTCTTCATTGCCTTCCAGCGTAGCATCACCTGCGATACCATCACCTTCTAAGTCAGCAACTAGAGTTAGAACGGCGCGAGCGCCCTTCTCGGATTTGGTCAACGTCTCAATACGTTGAACCATCGCGTTATGGCCTTTACCAGCAAATTGGTTAACAAAAGACGTATTACGAGCGACGCGCCAAAGGTCACGAGCCCATGCAGTCTTTTGTTCGCTAGTAAGGGC